CGGGATCTACCTCCTTCAATCAGATGCCAGTCGGTTCTTCAAGCGTTGGGCTGGTGATCCAGACACCACCCGCTTCGACATCGAAACTGCGCGGCGGTACAAGTTCGTTGGGTCAGCGGTCTCAACGCAAACTAATCTTGCGTCCGTCTACGTCCTGATGACCTACCACTCGATCACGTTCACAGTGGGCGGGACGCTGAGCGCATTCAGCACTGGCACCGTGTACGTCTACCTGCTCGACCGCACGACGAAGGAAGTGCTGCTGGCGACATCGCGAAGCGGGGATGGGGCCTACTCGTTCACGTGGTTTGACAATGTCAGCACAACCCTGATCGCGGCTGCGTACGAGGATGATACGCACACGGGGTTGTCGGCTGACGGGAGTGCCAGCTAATGGCATTCGCTGACATCGCTGCACGCAACCCAGGGGCGGCGTTCAACATCGTCGGCAGCGTCGTTACTGGGCCCACCTATTACGTTCGCGCAGACGGAACGGCGGCGACCAAGGAGGATGCGACGAGCGACGCGGCCGCAGCGACGAGCATGAACGTCACCGTCCACAACGCGGAGACGTTCACTGGTCCGTGTAGCATCATCATTTCTGATTCTGGTGGAGTCTACAGGGAACGAATATCGCCGCCTTCAAGCGGGTCGGCTGGTTCACCGATCACCTACCTGGGGAGCGGATCTCCAGTTATCAAGGGATCGACGGACATCTCGTCTGCCTCGTACGCATGGACGGCGAGCGGCGTAGGAACGAACTGCTACTACTGCCGGACGGCTGCTCTTGGGGATCCGAGTCTCGATGATCCAAGTACCGACCTCGTTTTTCTGGATGATGTGAGTTGTGCAGAGGGTGCCTCAGTGGCTGGGCTGACTGACCATCAGTATTTCTACGGGGATGCTGATTCGCTCGGCTACAACACGATCTACATACGGGACGACTCTGGAGACCCAGATACTACTGGGGTGCTGATCGAGGCCTCACAGAGAGGGTGTTTCTATGTCTACCAAAAGAGCTACCTCACCGTGGACGGACTTGAGGCCCGCCACGGCACTGGCACCGGCTACGTGGGTGGATTCAGGGTCACTGGCGGCGTTGACTGCCATCACATCATCTTCCAAAACTGTGCAGCGCACTGGAACAATGGTCATGGCATCAACGTCTCTGGCAACTACGGCACCATCGACAACTGTGTAGCTTCATACAATGGAGCGCACAGTATCTCTGCCACTGGGGCAGAGGCAACGCACGGAGTCGGATTCACAATCTCCAACTGTGTGACGCATCACGCCAGGGTAACTGGCTATCTTGGAGAGGCTCCATTTGACGGCTACGGGATCAAGCTCCTGTACGTGGATGATTCATTCATCTATGGGAACGCCACCTACTCAAACGAGTTCCAGGGCATCGACCTGGACATTGGATGCGCTGGCAACCAGATCTATGAGAACCACGTCTACGACAACACCAATCTTGGGCTGCTGATTGAGCTTGGCTCTCACAGCAACGAGATTTTCAGGAACCTGTTCCACGACAACGCCCAGTCTGGGACTTGGGGTGGGGAGATTCTGATCTCCGGTAGTTCCTACGGTTGTAAGGTTCACCACAACGTCATCTACAAGACGGTCAACACAACGGGCACGGACATCCTGCTCCAAATCTGGGACACCGGGGGAGTCGCGTGTCACGACACGCTGATCTACAACAACATCTTCGACGGTGGGGGAGTGTCAAATCAGTGCATCAACTTCCAAACCACCCTCGGCACTCAGAACTCGAAGATCAAGAACAACATCATCGTGGGCTCGGCCACGACGTGTATCACGCTTACCGCCACGGACTATACGGGGTTTGAGTGCGACTACAACTGCTATCTAAGGTCCGACGCAAACCCCGATGTCATCAAGCGCGACACCGTTTTCTACACCATCGCTGAAGCCTGTTCCGCATTCTCGATGGACTGCAACTCAACTGTGGCCGACCCACTATTTGTAGCTCCGGCAACTGGGGATTTCCGGCTTCAATCAACTTCTCCATGCCTCGGATCAGGCGTCGACCTCGGGGACACCTACAAGTGGGCTCTGAATCCCAACAGCGTATGGCCCGCCGCAGTCAACGTCGTGGATCAGGACCTTCAGGTTGGCTGGAACATTGGGGCGTACGGGGATGAAGACCTCGGGGTCCTTGGGGGCTCGATCGCGGCGACCTCAACACTCACCGGAGACATGAGTGTTGATAGAGCCCTCGCTGGGGCGATCGCTGCCCAATCGACACTCACCGGAGACATGACGGTCAGTTCGGGTTCTGGAGACTCTGCACGGCACTCAAGGTGGCTACTGCTGCTGAGTCGACACCACGGGTGGAGGTGAGCCATGCCTTGCGGTAAGAAGAAGCGCGGTGGACGGAGGAAGTGATGGCTGAACCCACGAGAGAGATGGTCGAGGAAGAAGGGCCTGGTGGGGACGACGTAGAGGTCATCCTCAACGAGTTGTCCTCAGCGCAGAACCGGATGAATTCATGGCTGAAGCGCGGGGAGAAGGTGATCAGCCTCTATCGTGGAGAGGGTGACGGAATCAACGTGGCGAGTGACCGCTTCAACATCCTGTGGGCGAATGTGGAAACCCAGCGCCCCTTCATCTACTCGAACACGCCGAAGCCAATCGTGAGGAGACGCTTCCTCGAGCCTGATCCACCGGCAAGAGTGGCGGCGGAGGTGATGGAGCGGGCGCTGGATTATTTCATGGAGTGCGACGGGCACGAGTACACGCCGGCCATGCGCCGAGCGGTGAGCGACTTCCTGTTGCCGGGTCGCGGCCAGGTGTGGGTGGTGTACGACGCGGAGTTTGAGGAATACTCCGAGGGCATCGACGACGACGGCGAAGAGGTGATGGCCGAGCGCAAGGCGTACGAGCAGGTGTACATCGAGCACCTGTACTGGAAGGACTTCTTCCACTCGGACGGCCGCTGCTGGGAGGACGTGTGGTGGGTGGCGCGGGGTCACGACCTGACGAAGCACGATCTCGAGGAGCAGTTCGGGAAAGAGGTTGCGGACGACATCCCGTTGGTCAGCGACATCGCGAGGGACGACGAGCACGAGTATCGGGACCAGTACGAGCGCCGGGACTGCGCCAGGGTGTGGGAGTTCTGGAACAAGCGGACGCGCAAGGTCTACAAGGTGGCCGAGGGACACGACAAGTTCCTCGAGACACCGCTGGAGGACCCGCTGGAGCTGGAGCAGTTCTTTCCCTGCCCGAAGCCGCTGTACATGATTGAGACGACGGGCTCGCTCGAGCCCATCCCCGAGTACAAGATGTACGAGCGGCAGGCTGCCGAGGTGAACACCCTGACGGACAGGATCACCAAGTTGACGAGCGTGTTGCGGGCGGCGGCAGTGTACGACGCGAACGCCAAGGACGCAATCTCCAAGCTGGTGCGCGGCACTGAGAACGAGATGATCCCCTGCGAGAACTACGCATCGTTCATGCAGGCTGGCGGGTCCAACGGTGCAATCACGTGGCTCCCTTACGATCCTCTTATCGGAGTGATCGAGGGGCTGTCCATGCAGCGGGAGAAGACGATGCAGATGATCTACGAGGTCACCGGCATCGTTGACATCCTACGCGGGGTGGCTGTTCCACGTGAAACAAAGGGTGCGGCAGAGGCGCGGGCCGGGTACGCAACGGGGCGCCTGGGCGAGAAGCAGCGCAACGTCGAGAAGTTCGCCCGCGACACGCTGGCAATCATGGCAGAGGTGATTGCGGAGCACTTCGACGCGAAGACGCTGATGATGATCACCGGGGTGCAGAGCGGGTTGGCCGAGGGGCAGGGGATGGAGCAGGTGGCGCAACTCCTGCGCGATGACCTGATGCGCGGGTTCAGGATCGACGTGGAGACGGACTCCACCATCGCCCGCGACGAGGATCGGGAGAAAGCTGACCTCGCTGAGTTCCTGACCGGGCTGTCCGGGTTCATGGGTGCGGCGACGCAGGCGGTCAGCGGCGGGCTGATGACGCCGGACGTTGCCAAGGAGATCATCCTCTTCGCGGCTCGGCGCTTCCGGGTGGGACAGCAACTCGAGGAGAAGCTCGAGCAGATGGGTGGTCAGCCGCCGCAGCCGCAGGAGGACCCGAACGCAGCGGCCAACGCCATGAAGATGCAGATCGAGCAGGAGAAGCTGAAGCTCGAGCGCATGAAGATCGAAGGCGAGCAGGCGCTGGAGGCCCAGAAGCTGCAGCTCGAGCAGGCGAAGTTGATGCAGAGCGGACAGATCGAGTCCCAGAAGATCGAGCAGAAGCACATCGAGGCCCTGATCAACCGCGACACGGCGCGGATCAACGCCTCCGGTGGAAACGAGAAGGCAAATTGAGACGGATTTGGGCTTACCGTGACGGGAATGTCGTGGAGATCACGGACGAGGTGCGCCGTCCGAAGGAGAGCAAGGGTCCGAACATCATGCCGGACATCCAGCCGTACAAGGCGGTGGGGATCGACGGCTCTTGGGTCACGTCTAGGTCACATCACCGTGCGCTTTTGAAGCAGCACGGGATGATCGAGGTGGGGAACGAGGCGCCAAAGTGGATGAAAGAACGCGAAAAGGGGGGGCGAGTAAGCCATGAGTGAGGAAAAGACGCTACAGGAGACGCTGCACGAGACGATGTCCGAGGAGTGGGACAAGTCCGTGGCCGAGAAGGCTGAGAAAGAGGCCGAGGAGGAGCCGGAGGAGAAGGAGGAGGTGCCTCCAGAATCGCCAGAGCAGCCCGAGGAAGCCCCTGAGCCTGCGGAGGAGCCAGAAGAGGCCCCGGAGCCCGTCGAGGAGGAGAAAACTCCGTGGGAGGCTGGGGATCTGCAGCCGCTCGAGCACTGGACGAACGAGGACAAGGCGTCCTTCGGGAAGATGCCGAAGGAGGCGCAGGAGTTCCTCATCAGCAAGGACAAGAAATTCCAGGCCCACTACACGCGGAAGCTCCAGGAGGTGGCGGAGATTCGGCGTGCTCTGGAGCCTGCGAGAGCAGAGATGCAGTATTTCGGTGTCAGCGAGGCCGATGCGATTCGCCGGCTCGTTGGAGCGCACAAGATGCTCCAGGAGAAGCCGCACGAAGCCATCCGGTTCATCGCAGATACCTACGGGATCGACCTGGGCAAGAGCATGGCTGCGGAGCCCAGGACGGAGGACAGTGCGGCACTCACGGAGGTGCGCTCGATTCGGCAGGAGATGGCGAATCGCGAGCGGCAGGCGCTTCAGGGACGAGTGATGGCATGGGAGAAGCAGATCGACATCTTCAAGAAGGACCACGAGTTCTTCGAGGAGGTCGAGCCAGCCATGACCCGGATCGCTGAAGGGTACGCCACTCGCGGTGAGGACATTCCCGCCCTGGCAGAACTGTACGATCAGGCCGTCTACGCTGACCCGACCGTTCGGCAGCGGGCGCTGGCCCGCGACCGATCCGCCGAAGACAGGAAGCGGATCGAGGCCGAGAAGGCGGCAGCGAAGAAGGCGCGGCGTGCAGTGAACGCCAAGGTACATGGGTCATCTACTGCGACAGAGGAGCGACCGAAAAGCGGCAAGACGCTGCACGACGATTTGTCCGCAGCCTGGGACAAGGCAAACGAAAAACCAAGAACAATGTGAGGTGAAAGATGGCATCCCCGAACGCGACGTACACAGAGATCGTCACCACGACTCTGTTGCACAGGAACAAGGAACTCGCGGACAACGTGTCCAACGGCAATGCTCTGCTCTCCCGTCTGCTCTCGAAGGGTCACGTCAAGACCGTGTCGGGAGGGCGAGCGATCATCGAGGAGCTGGAGTATGCCGAGAACGGGACGTTCAAGTATTACTCCGGCTACGAGGTCCTGGACATCAACCCGAGCGACGTGATGTCGGCTGCCGAGTACCCCTGGAAGCAGGCGGCGGTGGTGGTCACGGCGAGCGGGCTCGAGGTCGACGTGCAGAACACCGGCAAGGAAGCGGTGATCAATCTGCTCGAGAAGCGCATCAGCAACGCGATGAAGACGATGAAGAACAACATCTCGACCGGCATCTACTCGGATGGCACCGGGACGAGCAGCAAGCAGATCACCGGCCTGCAGGCGCAGGTGGCGAAGGTGCCGACGAGCGGCACAGTTGGTGGCATCGACCGGGCGACGTGGGCATTCTGGCAGAACCAGACGCTGCAGGACGGCACCATGTCGACCTCCACCATCCTCGCGAAGATGAACGAGCTGTGGCTCAAGTGCACCAGGGGCACGGACAAGCCGGACCTCATCACAGCGGACGCTGGGGCGTTCTCCGTGTTCTGGGGCGCCATGCAGGCGATCCAGCGAATCACCAGCGACACCAAGGCGAAGGCTGGGTTCTCCGAGCTGGCGTACAACACGGCGAGCGTGCTCTACGACGGCGACAGCGGTCACTACGCGAACTCGATGTACTTCCTCAACACGGACTACATCTACTTCCGTCCGCACGTCGACCGAAACTTTGTCCCGCTGGAGCGGCGCGAAGCGGTGAACCAGGACGCCTTCGTGGTGCCCATCGTGTTCGCCGGCAATCTCACCATGAGCAACGCCAGTCTCCAGGGCATCCTGTGGAAGGCGTAGGAGGTCAATATGGCATGGCGTGTGACTGATCTGGTAGGCGTAGACATCACCAAGGTGTATACCACTGCGGAATACACCCTCGGTCAGCGGTGCACGGCGAGGGACACCGTCTCCGACACCATTGGCGAGTTCATCTTTCTGAAGGGTGTCGGGAGCACAGTGGTTGGCAGTTGGGTGCTCATCAGTTATGCTGATCACACCACAACCCTGCTCGCGGACGGGGACATCGGCCCTGTCGGGATTGCGATGGCCCTGACGGTCGCCAGCACCTACGGCTGGTATCAGACCCGTGGGAAGGGAGCCGGCCTCCTCGTTGCGTCCGTTGGTGACAACGCTGGCCTGTACACGAACGCGACTGCCGGTTCAGCCGGCGCGACGGGCACCGGGTTGTCCGAGATCCAGACGGCACGGGCTGCGGCAGCGTCCGGCTCTGGTGGAGTGACCGCTGTGGAGATTGATCAGCCGAGGGTCGGCCTGAGCGCCGCCGCGTAGTAAACGACTGGTGGGGAGCTTCGGCTCCCCACCTTTTCATGGGAGGGCACGATGCCGAGTTTCGACGATTCCACATTTTCTTTTGGGGGCAAGCAGGAGCGGGATGCGTGTATCCCTCTCTTCAGGTACGAGGCCATGCTGGACAACGAGGCGTCGGAGGCAAGCGGGAAGAAAATCTACAAGGATGTCCCGTTTGTGGAGATTCTCGCTCCGGGGAACAAGCTCGAGCGCGTGATCCGGCCGGTGCAGGACTGCGACAAGATCCGGTGGCCGGAGTCGTGGAAGAAGTTCTCGGAGAGCGGGAAGGGCGGCATTGAGGACATCGACGGTACGCCGATTGCCGAGTGGGCGCAGGCCACGGCAGGTCAAGTGAAAACTCTGAAGTCGAGCGAAGTGCACACGGTAGAGCAGTTCGCAGAACTACCTGATGTCTACCTCCAGGGGATGGGCTCTGGGATGACGGACCTCCGCAACAAGGCCCGCGTCTACGTCCAGAGCCAGCGGGGGGAGATCAGCGTCCAAAAGGTATCGGCGGAGAACCGAAAGCTGAAAAGCCAGGTGAAGGATCTTGAAAGCACCATCGAGAAGATGCATCATAGGCTTGAGGTGCTGGAAGGCAAGGAGAAATGAGCACCAACCTCCTCCAGATCGGGCAGGCCATTGCAATCAAGGCTGGCCTCCCCGTCCCTACCACCATCGTCGGCAGTACCGAGCGCACCGTTCAGACTATCTTCCAGGCCATCAAGGATGGCAGCCAAAAGGATGCCTACCGGGACGTGGACTGGGCTGTGCTGCATCTTGAATACTCATTCAAGACGACTGGCTCTGAATACTACGACATGCCTCCAGACTTCGATCGCTTTGTGAACAACACGATCTGGGATCGAACAAATGGGCAGAAGCTGATCGGGCCAGTCGGCCCTGAGAAGTGGCAGATGTACATGTCCGGGTTGACTGGGATAACAGGGTTGTACAGGATCTGCCGGATCACTGGTCAGGACCGTGTGATCATGCGTCCGTTCAAGCAGCCCCGTCTCCAACTCTACCCTGATACGGCGAGCACGACGTACCCCAATGCCGCTGAAGAAGCCATCGAGATTTTCTACGAGTACATCACCACCGACTACATCATGAACATGGGTGTGCTTGGGTGGCCGCTGGGGTCTGAGTGGAAGTCAGATGACGATTACACAGTCATCGACGACGACGTCGTGGAGGCTGCGGCACTCTGGCGCCTGCTGCGAATACTTGGCATGAGCTACGCGGATGAGCGTGAGGAGTACAACGCGCTGGTGCTCGAGCGGGGGTCGCACGATGGCGGTGCGGAGACTCTGAGTCTGCTGCAGAATGACTCGATGTTCGCCCTGAACATCCCTGACACAGGGTTCGGCAGTTGAGAAGCCAGAGGATCTCCGGGCAGGACTACCAGATGCGCGGGATGCGGCAGCGTCAGGCGCAGGAGGTGCATATCGACGCTCCCATCGGGGGGTGGAACACGCGGGACTCCATCGACAACATGGAGCCGACCGACGCGGTGGTCCTCGACAACTGGATTCCTGACCTCGGCTACGTGAAGTCCAGACCAGGGTACGAGTTGTACATCGACATCACTGGCACCAACGACGTGAAGACGCTCGTCGTGTACGAGGGTGTGAACGCTGGGACTGCGCCGGATTACACGAGGACCACCGTTCGGAAGCTCATCGCTTTTCATGGAAGCAGCGCAACCGACATCACGGACCCTGCTGATCCGCACACGATCACGACTCCGACTGCGTTGACAAGCGCCCGATGGAACTGGGCGCAGTTCGACAACAAGCTCGTCGTCGTGAACGGCTACGATGGCCCGTTCATGTACGCCGGAGGAGACGTCGCGACAGAATGGTACGCACCTGGGAGCGCAGAATTCCCACTCTCTGGACCTGACGACGTGAAGAATCTCGTTGGCATCAACGTCTTCAAGAACCGGACATGGTACTGGGAGAAGGGCTCACAGGACGTTTGGTACTCGGCGCTCAATGCAATCGGCGGGGTGTTGGCCAAGTTTCCGCTCTCCCGCGTTGGGCAGTTTGGCGGCAGCCTGCTGTCGATGGAGACGTGGACGCGGGACGGTGGCAGCGGCCCGGACGACTTCGCAGTGTTCATCATGTCGAGCGGCGAAGCGATCATCTACCAGGGCAGTTCTCCATCCACAGGTGGGGACTGGGCCATCGTCGGGATCTACCGGATCGGTGCACTCTTGGATCAGCGGGCGGCGGTGAAGTTCGGCCCCGACCTCTTCATGGTCACGGACCTCGACTACGTGAACCTCTCCGAGGTGCTGGCCGGGATGGAGGCGAAGGTCACCCGGACGAAGGCGAACGGTGCCCTCCAGCAGGAGTTGGCCGCGAACCGCGACCAGGAGGGGTGGGAGGCCATCGCATGGCCCGAGGGCCGGTTGATCATCTTCAACATCCCGCAGGGACTCGGGAAATTTCGACAGCACGTCTTCAACTACGTGACGAGCGCGTGGTGTCGGTTCACGGACATCAACGCTTTCACGTGGTGTGTGTATAACAACGAGTTGTACTTCGGGGCGGCGAACGGCTGCGTCTACAAGATGACCACAACGGCGAAGACAGACGCAGGCGCCTCCATTCAGACCATCATGCAGCCTGCGTGGACGACGCTCGGTCTGACGCAGCGGAAGACGCTGGTCGGGACTCGGCAGTTCCTGCAGACCAACAGCCCGATCAACGTGAAGAACATCTTCGAGGTGGACTTCAAGCCCTTCCGCAACCAGCAGCCCCCGCTGGCAGTCGAAGAGGTGGGGACACCTTGGGGATCTCCTTGGGGATCCCCGTGGTCGGCTGCAGATAAAACGCTAGCTAACTGGGAAGTGATTCAGGGATATGGTACTGTGGGTGGGATGAAGCAGTACCTTAACCTCAAGCAGGCAGTGAAGTTTCTCGGAATGACGTGGCTCTACAAGATTGGAGAGCGGCTGTGAGGGGTCTGTACTTCCCCGAGAACCCGCATGGGGTCGGCGTCGTCCTCCAGTGGGTGGCCGACCGCATCGGGGAGCGCACGGACATGTTCCACGAGCCCTACGCCTACTGCTTGGCGGATCAGGAGAAGGGCATTCTCGCCGGTTTCGTCTTGCATGACTTCAGTGGAAAGAACATCTCATTCAGCACAGCCATCGAGCCGGGGACGATCATCACGCCGAGGCTCGCACACGACGTTCTCAGGGTGCCATTCAACAGCCCCTTGGATGCCTGTAGGGTGACAGCATTCGTCGACGAGACGAACACGCGCTCCGTCAGACTCATCCAGACCCTGGGCTTCAAAGAAGAAGGCAGGATCAGGAAACACTTCGGTGACCGGGACGCACTCGTCTTCGGTCTGCTGAAGGACGAGTTTGACGGAGGTCGGTATGGGCGCAGGTGCGAACTCAGGCAAGGGCAGGGGCACCGGGAACCAGATGCCGGGGGCAGCGAGCTTCGCGGCTAAGTACCCACAGTTCTCCAACTCCATGTCCGGCAAGCCGTGGATGATGAACAGCGGGGGCGGGCCAACGCTCAGCGCGGACAGCGGCATGGGGTACACCCCGACCGGGCAGAGAAGCGATCTCGCCTCCGTCCTCGCTGGTAACCCAACGATGACAGGTGGCAGCGGGATGCAGATGGGCGGCAACTTCCAGAAGTCTCCCGGCGGCAAGCCCTCCATCGGCACGGCAGGCGGCGGCGGGAAGCCGAGCATCGGGTATGGCGGCGGCGGTCCTACTCGCGCCGCTCGGTGGTGATCCATGAGCACGAGTAAGGGTGGCGGCGGGAGGATCATCAACCCAGAGGAGATGTTCCAGGCGAACGCCGAGTACAATCGCCTGAATCAGTACACCCCCTACGGATCGGTCGAGTACAGCGGCCCCAACAATACCAACGTCACGCAGACCATGTCACCCGAGATGCTGGCCCTGATGAACCAGCAGATGGGGATGCGTGGTGGGGCGCTGTCGCAGTTGCTCGGGATGTACGGGGCGCAGCCGACGAACATCGGCAACCCAGGAGATCCTGCTGCTGCAGGTGGCGGAGCTGCTGGTGGTGGTACTGGAGATCCCTCCAGCGGCGCCGCGTATGGCGACGTGATCGGGGGCCTGCCTGGGATCGGTGAGGGCCTCCCCGATATGAGCTACGACCTCGGGTTGGAGTCTCTCCCACCTCAGTACAACTCCCTGAATCTCGAGGGCCTCCCCGGCTATGAGGGCCTCGATCTCGGGTCGCTGCAGGAGATCCCAGGCGAGGGCGACCTGAACGCCCTGCGAGGGAACGTGGAGAAAAGCCTCTACGAGCGCAGCACCAGCCTGCTCGATCCAATGTACAACGAGCAGGAGCAGCGCCTTGCCGAGGTGTACGCGAACCGTGGGATGCCGGTAGGCGCCGAGGAGAGGACGGACGAGTTCAACCGCTTCGACGACAGTCGCTCCCGCGCCTACCAGCAGGCGGCGAACGAGGCCGTGATCGGTGGTGGGCAGGAGATGTCGCGGATGCTCTCCGACGCGATGGGCGTGCGAGGGCAGGGCCTGAACGAGCAGATGTCCCTCTTTGGGACCGGGCTGCAGGGTAGGCAGCAGGGCCTATCGGAGCTGCTCGCCCAGGTGGGCGTCGGGAACCAGGGGCGGGCGACAACCCTCTCTGAGCGACTTGCCCAGCTTGGGGCCGAGCAGGGCACGAGAGGGCAGTTGTTCAACGAGCAGATGGGAACTCGCGGGCAGCTCTACAACGAGCTGATGGGCACGCGGGGTGCCGAATTCAGCCAGTTGGCGTCCATCCTCGGGTTGTCACAGCCGCAGGGGTCCGCAGGGGATCTCGGGAGCTTCTACGGTCCTGGACAGGTTGATGTCAGCGGAATCGCCGGAACCTACCAGGGTGGGCAGAACGCGGCGCACGCGACGGACTCCGGTTTCTACAGCAACCTCATCAGCAACATTTTCAGCTTCTTCGGCTAAGGAGGAGTAGCCAATGCCAATCCTTGGTGACCTGATCCGCTACTCCATCGCGAACAAGCGCCGTAAGAAGGCGATCGAAGAGTTCCTCAAGCAGTTCCCCGAAGAGAAGCAGCCCTTCGCCGGGAAGAAGGTCAGCGAGCTGGCGGCGGTGCTCGGCGGCGTCGGTGAGTCCATGCCCATCCCCGAGCACATGGGCGGCAACGCGCTTCCGTTCAGTCAGACACCAACCCTGCGCCAGGACCAGATGCGGCAGATGACTCCCCCGAGCCTGATCAACCCGCAGAACGCACAACTGGCGAAGGCCAAGGCGCTCATGCGGAGCGGGCTGCCGGAGGGGGAGGAGATGGGGCTGAACATGTTGGCGCCGCAGCAGGGGAAGGTGCCGCCTCCGGTCCCTTCCGCTGGCGGGGCATGGTTGCTCAACCCGGAGACGGGCTCTTACGAGTTCCAGCGGACAGAAAGCCAGAAGACGGAAGTCCACGAGTACGTCCCTGGCCGCACATACGAGGTCACCCGACCAGGCGGGAAGACAGAACGCATCACCATCCCAGGAGAGAAGGACTACGAGTGGAAGGACATCCTCGATCCAGAGGCGACAGCCAAAGCTGGTTTCGAGGTGGCCTACCTGCACCGGCACCTCAAGGGGTCAGACGAGCCGTGGGAGAACACGGGGATGATGACCCAGTACAACAAGCCTGGGGCAGGGGTAACGGTCAACACTGGGGACATGGGCAAGCCGACGCCTGCAATGCGGACGGACCTTCAGAAGAACATCTCCAAGGCGAACGTCACTATGGACAGGTTGGAGAGTGTCCGCTCCCAGTGGAAGCCCGACTGGTCGTACATCGAGACTCAGGCTTGGCAGTTCGCGAAGGGTGCCATCGACAAGTCGAAGCTCCTCTCCAGCACGGTCGGGAAGGCGATCCCAGAGGAGTCGTGGAAGGACTTCGGAGCCTACAAGGCGTGGGACCGCGACATGCAGTCGACCATCAACACGCACATCCACGACATGACAGGCGCCCAGATGAGTCAGGCCGAGATCAAGCGCCTACTGCTCGAGATGGCGACGAAGTCTGATGGTCCCGTCGCCTACAAGGCGAAGATCGACGCCACCATCACGATGCTCGGCAGCGCGAAGAAGGAATGGGAGCGAATGCTCAATACGAGCGTCGCTTCTGGTGAGATGCCCATTGAAGAGGCCCAGACTGCACTGGACGAAATCATCGTGGCGAACCTCAAGATGATCGCTGGCGAGGGTGAGAGCGACCAGCCTGACTGGGTGGAGCCTGTGGAGTAGCTATGGGCGACATCGGGAAGCTCACCGTTACGTTCGCTGATGGGAAGAGGTTCGATGTCAGCCCCCCATCGGTTGAGGAGTTCGACAAGTGGCTCGCGAAGGAGAAGGCCACTCGTGGTGAGTACAAGGTCACTCCCGAGAAGATGGTGGATGCACCAATCCTGAGCCGCCTCTCCAGCGCGGTCGGGACGGCGAGGAATCTGGCGAAGACTCCTGTGCTCAGCATGGGCCTGCTGGCACGTCATCCGGCTTCAGCCGCCGCGCTGATTCCGAAGGCCGGGCCGATGCGTGAGAGCAAGTACAACTCGATGAGTGACCTCACCGGGGAACTCGGGGGGTCGACCGCCGGGGCCATCACCGGGGGTGGTATTGGGGCTGGACTTGGACCTGTAGGCTCCATTTTTGGCGGGGCTATCGGCGCAGGGGTTGGTGGTGTCGCTGGGGATCAGGCGGCGGAGGATTGGCAGAAGACAGTAAAGGGCACCACCCCGGAGCCGAGGACGCTGGGTCGAGGCGCTGGGATCTTCGGTCGGAACGTGGCCGGAGAGATGATCGGTCGCACGATCTTTGACGTGGCCCCTGCCATCCGCAGGTGGACGCTCAGAGGCGGCTCCCCGCCGGACGTGATGATGTCGAACATCGACCTCCTGAAGTCGATTGGCCACCCCCCACGACTCGACCTCGTCGCCAAGGGTGGGCTGTTCGACTGGGGCGGCGTGTACAACTGGGCAGCCAAGAGCGGATTCTCCAGCGACAAGATCCACGCCGCCTCCAATGCGGCGCTCCGAGACATGAAGCAGAGGTACAGCGGCTTGCTCGGCGTGAATCGGGCTGGAGAGGTTGTCCTCCCAGATGTCACGAGCACCGGGCGGTTCATCGAGCGCGGGCTGAAGCGGCAGGACGACCTGTGGTACGACAAGGCGCAGGTCCTGTACAAGGACTTCGAGAGCGTCTTCCCACCGAACACCAGAATCCCGTGGACGAATCTCTCCAGCACACTGGACGACCTCACGTCGCAGAAGAACCCGCTGGTGAAGCCGCTCGTCACGCAACGACTTGATGTCCTCCGTGGAACCGTTAACGATCAGTACGGCTACCAACTCTTCATGCCAAACGGTTCCCCGATCAACATCAAGCTCGACGCCCCGTTCGAGGAGTTGAAGGAGTTGCGCTCTCGCGTCGGGGAGTTGCTCGGCCGAGTCGATCCCAACCCCGACCTCCCACGAGCGGAGTTGAAGAAGGTCTACGCCGCCCTCTCGAAGGATCTGCGGGCTGGTGCCGCGATGGACCCGACCGGAGAGGCTCTCAGGAAGTTCGACCGGGCGAACAACTTCTACAGCGCGAAGATGCGGATCGTCGAGACGACGCTCGAGGACTTCTACAAGAAGTTCTCCGCAGCCGGCGGGACCCCGGCGGAGATTTCCGCCACCCTCTCCGGCATCGTGAACGGTCGGGATGTCGTCAAGGCGGCACACCTCAAGGCGGCGCTCGGGGCTGGTTCGCCGGAGTGGGACCACGCCAGGAAGTACATCTTCAGCGAGATGATGTTCCCACAGGCCGGGGTCGATGGGGCAGCCGGCGACCCGAACGTCCTCTACGCGATCCGGCGGCTGTCCAAGATGGACGACAAGATGCGGACGGTGCTCCTCGGTGCTGAGGGCACGGAGATCCGCGACTCGATGGAGGCCATCATCGAGGCGTCGCGGAGGATGCCGGGGTTCGGCTCGGCGCCGGTCACGCAGTACAGCAGGTTCACCCAGGCCGAGGCTTTCGGCCCGTTGAACATCGCGCTGGCGACGGGTGCTGGCGTCGCGACGAAGAGCATCCCAGGCGGCTTCCTGATCTTCGGCGCCCTCGCGTTGATGACCCCGAAGTACGCGACCCACCTGCTGCTCAACGAGAAGGTCATCAGGAATCTCGCCAGAGGAATGTCAGCACCGGCCGTCGACATCGGGCCGATGATCACGAGGTTGGCCGGGGACATTGCTTCGATGGACGACGATGACGCAGCGGCCCTCACGCAGTTCCTCGCCGGGATGTCCGGCATGATGAACGGAGAGAACTACCAGCAGCCGACGCAGCCACCGGCGCAGTCTGGCGGATTGCAGCACCAGGGGGGGATTCTCAACCCTGGCAGTGTCACAGCTTGGCAGGAGAGGAGATAGCCTTATGGGATGGTCAGGTGGAATCTTCGGTCGCGTCCACGACTGGACGGAGGACGAGGCTGGTGGGTACGACATCCTCTCGACGCGGATGGACGAGGAGGATGACAACTTCGAGACGGGGATCAACGCCTGTCTGCACAAGGGCGGGCAGAACACTCCGACCGACAACCTGCCAATGGGTGGGAAGAAGCACACTGGGGTGGACGAGGCGACGCAGCGGGACGAGTACGCCACGGCGTGGCAGGTGCAGAACGGGGACTTCAACTACGCCACAGCCAGCTACACCCTGAACGCCTACGCGATGCTCCTGATCCCTTCCCCGGCCGGCTACGCCTCTGGTCAGCAGTTCAACTTCAAGGCTGCTGGAACCAACAGCGGGCCATCCACGCTGAACGTGAACAACCTCGGTGCGAAGAACATCTACTACAACGGCGCTCCGCTGACATCTGGCTTGATCGTCGTCAACCGTCTGTACACCGCCATCTACGACGGGACGCAGTTCCAACTGATGGGCGGTGGGAGCGGTAGTGGGTCGACGTTCGGAGGGGCGAAGGCGTGCATGAGTTCAGCTCAAGAAATCTCCGTCAATACTGCAACAACAGTCCTCTTCCGAACGGAACTCTACGATGACTCCGCCTACTTGAATCTAACCTCGTCGGACGCTTTCGTGATCCCTGTGACTGGGCGCTACCTGGTAACTGGATTCATCCGGTGGTCGTCTGAGTCGGCTAACCTTGGGGAATCCTACGCTCAAGCAGCGGTGGCCGTGAATGGGACACGGTGGTATGCCGCAGCTCCAGGGACAACCGTCCCTGCGACGTTCACAGCCTCTCCCTACTTCGTGAGCCCAAACGTCAACTTCTTCTGGGAGGGAGCGCTCACACAGAATGACCTCGTCACCGTCAAGGTGACTCACTCAAACACAACTGGACATTCCCGATCCGTGTATGGCAACGGGACGGAAGCTAACTCAACCTGGATGGCAATCGAACGCATCTACTGATGGAGGCGCGACATGGCACGTGGCGACCTAGTCCTCTTCGAGGAGTTCAAGAAGTACCTTATGGGGACACTCACGTCCCAGAAGGCGATGGATTTCGACACGGGCGGGGACACCTTCAAGCTCGCGTTGATCACCAACGCGGTGCCCCCGACCGCCGCCCTCGCCACCCCAGTGTGGGCCGATCTCAGCGCCAACGAGGTGAGCGGCACCGGCTACACAGCAGGCGGAGCGGCGCTCGCGAACCAGAGCGCCAACGAGGCTGACGGCACGGCATCGTTCGACGCAGACGACGTGACCTGGGCTCAGGCGGGTGGCGGAGTGGGTGGGCTCACGGGCGCCTACTGGGCGGTGTTGTACGACGACACCATCACGGACCCAGCCGACCCGTTGGTGCTCTACGTGGACATGGCAGGGCCGGTGAACAACAACGACGGCCCCATCACCGTGAGCTGGAACGCGAACGGGATCTTCAAGCTGGCACCCCCATAGGAGCTTGGCATGATTGTCGACGCCACTCTCGGCAGCGTGATCGTCGAAGCCGTCACCCCAGCCTTCGCCATGAAGGACTGGAAGCGGACGCTGGCCAGCGCCCAGAGTGCGGTTGTCACCGTCACTGGTTTCGCGGCGAGCATCATCGCGCCAGTAATCGCCGCGACGCTTGGCACGGTGGCGGTCACCGCCTACCCAGCAGAGATCCATCAAGCGAAGATCGACGTGCTGTGCAACGTCGGGCAGGTCATCGTCACCGGGTATAACGTCAACCCAGTCCTCATAACTGGCGTCCTGGTCAACGCCACCCTTGGGCAGGTCATCGTTACGGGATTCGACGCGGTGGGCACACTCGCGACAGTCGTGAAGGTCACTCAGGAGGGTGTGGTCACCGTCACTGGGTATGACACCATCGTCAACTCCCTGGCCGTCTGGGTGACGGCCGGTCAGGTGCTGGTGACGGGGTACGACCCCGAGGTGGTGGTCCCGCTGATTCCGGGCTTCGGTGTCGGCCCAGCTCCGAACACGTCGAAGAACTACATCACCTACTACCAGGACTGGGCGACGCACTTCCCTGCGGAAATCGCCCGCCGCTGGCGACAGTTCCTGCTCGATACTTTCTACATCTCCACGCCTCCGACGACCTCAGGCGGCACGGCGAACAGCATCGAGCTGACCACCGATGCGGAGATCACGCAGATCACGGTTGGGCAGTCGCTACGGTTCACTGCGGCGTTCACTAACACTGGCAGCGTCGTCCTCGACGTGAACGAGATCGGCCCACAGATCGTGAAGTACGACGGGCAGTACCTGAAGGGCGGTGAGATTGCTGTCGGCGGCTCCTACACGGTGGTGTACGACGGCTTCTACTGGAACCTCACCACGTCGTCGCGAAGCGTGATCGGGGACAGCGGTCGGACGTGGATGGACAGCCCGCAGGAGCTGACCCACGCCAACATTGAGCCGCTCACTTGGTCAGCACTGAGCGACTACGATGATGCCGGGTACTTCCAGCCAGCAGGGAGCCCCATCGAGTATGCACGCATCCCAGAGAACGGACGCTACAGGATTGTTGCAAACATCGGTGTGACAACGAAGAATGACGGCGCTGGTGACATCGTGAATGTCGTCGTGGCGATTGCAATCAACGGCGACGTGATCAATGGCTCTGCTGTGTACTCGGGGTATGTCGACGACCACACAACTTGGGTCCATCTGGAGTATATCAACAGGTTCTCTGCTGGGGACGAGGTGTCTATCCACGTTTTCCAGAGGAACGCATCAAGTAGTAGCGCAGAGATCCTCGATGACCTGTTGATTCCGGCTGACGCTTCATGGTTCTCAATTGAGAGGCTGCGATAAAGCTACCATGTGGAGGGGAGATTCCAATGGGTAACATTCTCAGGGACGGGAACGGGAGCATCGTGAAGAAGACGGTGACATTGAACATTGTCCTCGTCATTCTGGTGCAACTCTGCATCATCGTCGGCACGGTGTGGGCCATCTCGACGTGGATCGGAAGCTCCGTGCTCGCGCAGAAGCTCGAGATCTACCACACGCGCAACATGGGGGAGGTCAGCACTCTGATCGACCAGAAGATCGACTTCAACAAGCTCCTGGTGGAGCGCGACCGACTCATCCTGATGCGCGACATGGACAAGCAGCTCACCAACATCGAGTTGATCCTGAAGGATCTGCAACGTCAGGTCTCCGAGAATAACCGATGACCCCACGCTGAGGTAGACCATGTTTGAAGAACGGAGGGCCACAGTGTCGAAGACGGAGCTGAATGGGGATGGGAATGGGGGGCCGAAGACCGTGTGGTCCTTGAACCTCAGCACGGCGCAGCTCGTCCTTGGGAACATCACCAAGCTCATCGGGGTCATCGCGATCGTGTGGGGCATGGTGAACTGGTCGGCTGGCAACGTCTTCACCCGTGAGCTGGAGCGGTTCCACAAGGAGGCCATCCCGCAGATCGAGCGCATGATCGACTCCCGCGTCCTCCTCCAAGATGCGCTGGCGGCAGCCGCGCTTGCAGACAGGCTCGACGAGATCAACCAGCGGCTCGCGAGGATCGAGGGGACGCTCGGTAGGGCGGAAGTGAGGGACTTGAAGTGACCCCATTGCTCGTCGCCGCCATCAAGGACGCCTCCGCCCGCCACGGGCTCAAGCCGGTGCTAGTCGCGGCGGTCGTGGAGCAGGAGTCAGGCGGGCAGCAGTGGGCGACCAGGCACGAGCCGAACTACATCTGGCTGTGGCCCGCAGGAGGCCCTGTGACGCCTCCGCGTGGTGTCTCGTACTCCACTGAGGTCAACCAGCAGCGCACGTCCTGGGGCCTCATGCAGGTCATGGGCGCGGTCGCACGCGAGCGGGGTTGCCGTGAGCCTTTCCTCGCCTGCCTGTGCGACCCGGCGCTCGGACTCGAGTACGGGTGCAGGCACCTCCTGTGGCTCCGGCAGCGGTTCGGCTATCCGCCCGACAGCGAGTTGCTGGCAGCCTACAACGCAGGGTCGCCAGCGAGCAAGGCTGGTCAACAGTACGCAACCGAGGTTCTGAGTCGTGTCCCGCGTCTCAATGAGTTCTTCCCACCAACCACCCCTCCATCTGGGGGGACTACGATAAAGATTGGGGGTGGGTAGCAGATGTCATCCAAGGACAAAGAGAGGCAGAAAGAGTACGGCAAGAAGTATCGATCTGAGCACAGAGAGAAGCAGAAAGAGTACAACAAGAAGTACCGATCTGAGCACAGAGAGAAGCTCTTCGAGCAGAAGAAAGCGCACGAAGCCATACCAGCAGTTAAAGCAGGCCAGAGGGAATGCCAAAGGAAGTGGTACGAAAAGAACAAGGATCTGGTCATTACGCGGGCAAGAGCCAACTACTACCTGAGGCGCTACGGGGTGACTATTGAGGACTACGAGAATCTCTACTCTTCCAGCGGAGGCATGTGCTACATCTGTGGATGTCCACCACCCCCCTGGTAAGAGGCTACATATTGACCATGACCATGACTCCGGTAAGGTGAGGGGTTTGTTGTGTCGTGTCTGCAACGTTGGCCTCGGATGTTTCAGGGATGATGCAACCCTATTACAAACGGCCATTGACTATTTAGGAGGTTAGAAATGTCGTACTTCGAAGCGAAGACTCGGGTGTTGGATGCAGCGGGCCAGCTCTACAAGTTGGTCGGGGACGCGATCACGGAGCGTGGAGGCAGGTACAATCGGGCGACCTTCTACGCCGACGCAGCCGCCGTGATCCGTGCGTTGCTGGAGATGCAGGCCAGCCCGTTCATCGAGTCTGAGGAGAACTGGGCCTGGTGGGCTGACCAGTGCGAGCAGCGGGCAGCGGCCCTCGGGGACGACACGCAGTTCACCATGCAGTTGCCGGATCCAATGCTGGTCGGAGACTACAAGACCTACGAGAGGACCACCAACGCGCTCGACAAGATGGTGTCCCTCATGCTGAGCGTGACCAAGACCGAGGAGGAGGACGCCGACATCAACGACTTCGGCAACCTCACTCCGGGAGAGTGCGCGAAGCTGACGCACAGGTTCGCGTTGTATTGGCTCGGCAAGCGCGGCGGCAACCAGCTCGGCTACGTCGTGGACTGGCCGTGGCTGCCAGCGGTGATAACCGAGTTGGGGAACGTCTACCGCAGCCTGGGAGAGCCCAACCGTGCTGGCAGCGCCGGCACCCCAGGTGGGCCGATCCCGCCGATCTCGTGGCCTGGGGAGAAGTGATGAAACTCATCGACTCTGTGACGGACGCCCTCGAGCAGTGGGTTCTCCAGACCAAGATGTCGGACAACGTGAAGAAGTACATCACTGATCCTGACCTCGCGCAGTGGGTCACCAACGAGGTAGAGCACCAGGGGAAGGTGTGGCTCTGGACAGGGGTCGGCACCGGGCTGTTCGTCGGGCTGGTGATCGGCTACCTCATCGGGAAGCTGCTATGAGCAAGTTCGGAAAGAGCCTCAAGAAGATTGCCACGCAGCCGTGGTTTGCCACACTAAAGAAGGTGGCGCCGACCATCGCAGGAGGTCTAATCGGTGGCCCTTTCGGGTCGCTGGCGGTGAACGTCCTGAGCACCGTGCTTGGCACCGTGGATTCTTCCGATCCTGGCGCCGTCGATCAGATCGCGGCTCAGGTTGGAAGCGGCAACCCCGAGATCCTCCTGAAGTTGAAGACTGCCGAGCAGGAGTTCCTCATCAAGATGGAGGAGCTGGACATCCAGGAGCAGGACCTGTACATCGCGGACGTGCAGAGCGCCCGACAGATGAAAAGCTCCACGATGGACAACACGCCCACCGTGCTGACCTACCTGAGCCTCGTGGTGTTCTTCGGGCTGGTTGCGATGATCCTGATGCGAGGAGAATGGTTCTCCGACAACGAGTTCGCTCAGAACTTGGCCTTCATGCTCGTTGGTGGCGCCCTCGGGTGGGCCAACCAGGCGTTCAACTTCTGGCTGGGTTCAAGCCGGGGGAGCTACGACAAGAGTCAGGCGATGCAGGCGTCGATCTTCGCTACTGCTGATGCGGCAGCGACAGCTGCGGAGAGCGGCAAGAAGTAGGACCCAAGTTAAACCTCGCCCTCATCGGGGTTCGTGCCCTCCTTCTCCCCGGTGAGAGCGGGGGCTTTTTCGTCCCCGCATAGTATGTCCTTAGCCACAGCCTCGTGGTAGGTGAACAGCCCGTGGATCTGGCAATTGAGCCCATTGTCACCGCTTAGGACCGCTTTCTCAACCTCCCTGAGAAAACCGCCGCAGTTCGGGTACGCTTTCCGGAGAGCATGGCGCACGCTTTCTCGTGATAGCTCATGCCGCTCCCCAGATGATTTGTCTACACAATACCACTGCGCCCATCGCTTCTTCTTCATCTCACGTCTCCGACAACTTGACCTCGGGCAGCGTGTCCGCTGGCTCCTCGATCGGTTTGAGCGTCCACATCAGCGTCGGCTTCTTGCTGCCGTTCCGGCAGACCTCGGCCACGCTCAACAGGTTGCGGTCGATCATGGCGCTCTGCACCTCGTCGACCTTGTAGCTCGACAGCCCAAGTACCCGTGCCACCTTCCACCTCGGCAGCTCCCCGCCGTTGCGGGCCATCCACACGCTGACCTTCGCGATGTGGCGATTGACCTCGGCTGGTGTCGCCTGCTGCACAAATTCAGTCGCCCAGTGCGCCCACTTCCTTGCCATACTCACCGCCTGTTCTGCGTCCGTCACCAGCACCTCGAGCCGCCCGTCGCTGCCGAAGCCGTTGGGCCGACCGGCAGCGATGATCATGGCGAGCTTCATGCTCATCTCGCTCACCCGCTCGAGCATGATGGTGGTCGCATCGTCCGCTTTCATCTGCGCGTTTTCTGTCTCTGCCTGAAACTCATCGAGCGCGGTCACCGCCCTGCCGTCCACCCAGGCCGCAGGGCACTTCTCAGCGGCGAACTTCGCTCGCTTGTGGATGGCCTGCAACTCGTTCGCGATGTCCATGCGCTTGCCGGGATCGGTCGGCTGGAGGTCCTTGAGGCTCATGCGGTCGGGCTTGTCCTGGGGGCCGATGATGGCGAACCGTGCGAGGAACCCATCCTCGATGTCGTCGATCTTCATCCGTGACATGAACGCCGTGGTCAAGTTACCGACGATGCACAGGTGCGGATCGTGGACCTCCCAGCAGTCCTCCTTGCCCTTCTTCTCGCGCCTGACGTACCGCCAGTCGTCGTGCCCGTGCACGGTGAGCAGGAACGATCTGGTGCCCGCCATGTAGGACTGGTGGTGCATCCTGTCCATGATGCCCGCGAACTCGTCCACGAAGAGGATCGCCGGCTGGCTGCTGCGCTTCGCCATCTCCTCCTCTAAGCCACCAGGGGTGAAGTTCTCAGGGAGCATCACCCCGCCCACCACCCGGTTGAGCACATCCTTGGCAAGCTTCATCGCGGTGGACTTCCGCATGATGCTGCTCTTGCCGTAGATCAGCATGTAGAGGTTCGTGCGGATGCCACCTGGGGTGGTGGAAACTTCGAGGCTCAGGCCCTGGGTCAGCAGCGACAGCAGCATGACCGCGTAGGCTTCGTGGTAGTCATGCGGCGCGTCGGTGCAGTCCTTGGCGTACTGCACGTACTTGTGTATCCAGTTGGTTGGGTCGACAACCGCTGGGCAGTAGTTGTACTTAGCCACACATCCCCCTCCGCATCATCTCAGCGTCGTGCCACTTGAGGTTGTGCTCGCGCATCAGGCGCCGCGTCTCGATCTCCGCCTGCACGTCGGAGCGTTCCTGCCGGGTCTGGATCGAGCGCACGATCATCTTGATCTCCGCCTCGGAGAGAGGCGGCTTGCAGTTGGCTGCGCTGTAGAGCCTCAGCCAGAGGAAGACTTCGTCCGCCGGGACGCTGGCCGGGGCGAGGAGATGGCCGGCGAGGCGGGTGAGGGTTTCGTTGCGGGAGCCTTCGGGCGTCGGGGCTTCGACTTTGGCTTGCCAGTCTTCGCGCTCGGAGTCAATGTCTGATACGGGTAGGAGAACACGAGCGGGAGCTTCACGGACTGGGCGAGTTCTCGGAGAAAGAGCACCAATCCATCCGTAGCTTGCACCGGAGGGGTGAACACTAGGTGGTAAGACACTTTGCCGTCCATCCCCAAGGATCTCAACACTTGCAGTTCCGTTGGAAAGTCGAGCTGATCGCACTCCGCCCACGTTCGCCCGGTATAGAATTCGAGCGCCCTTCCCAGTTGTGAACGTCCAGGTCTGGCGTTCTTCTTCGCTGACCGTGCCACGGAACATCTCCTCTCCCGAAGCGTCGTCGATGTCGACCGCCACGATCCTGCTCGGTGATCCTGTCAGGAACCCGATGTTGATCTCCGGCTCGAGGTCGAGCCACTCGGCCCACTTCTCGAGCGTGAACTGCGGATGATTCTGCCAGCTCACCATGTGCTGCCGCTCGTAGGGGTCGTAGGGGATCTTCCCAGGCGACTGGCACCGATGCGTCGGTGGGCAGCAGGGGTGCACGATGAATCCCAGCTCCTGATACCGCTTGACCCAGGCCAGCGGGATCATCAGAACGGCACGTCTTCCTCCGGCTGCTGCGCCGGCTCGTCGAGGATTGCGAGGCCGAGGAGTTGCGGCTCGAGAAAGTGCCGGTAGGCGTCCATCTGCGCGGCCACGTCGGGGGCCAGCACGTCGACGAGCGCGAACGTCGTCTTCGCGTAGTCGAAGCCGTTTTTGCTGGTGGCGGTGGTCAGGCTGACGCGGGTGATGACGTGCTGAAGCTGGAGCTGGCGCTTGTTCATCAGGCGCAGGCCGTAGGTCTTCAGCGCCCCGGCGTTGATCGGGGACAGGGTGAGCTGCATGGGCAGCATCTCGGTGGGCCGGAGCACGAACACGCGGCGGCGGAAGCTGCACGCCTTGGAGTTCGGCGTCTTCCCGCTGCCCCACTCGTTGAACGGGCACTTGCCACACTCGCCGCCGGGGACGCCCTGGCCGTGGATCGTGTCGAGGCTCACGCAGTCCGGCGGTGACCCGCCGCCCTTGTACTCCCCCTTCCAGTAGATGCGGTAGGGCTGCTGGCAGATCACCACACCCGTGATCTCACCCACCTGCTCCATCTCGTCGCCCAGGCCGGGGATCTCCCACTTGGTGGACTTGCCCGCCGGGTTGATCGCCCGGTCGAGGTCGGTGACGCGGATCGGCTCGCCCCCGAGGTTGGTCTGCACGATGGCCTTGGTGGCCTCGATCCCGCGCTGAAGGACGAGGAACTCACTCTTCTCCTCGTCCAGGTACACCGTCATCTTGCCCTTCTCACTCATCGTCGCCCTCCTTCTCAGGCTCGTTGGTTGCAGCGAACTCGAACATCTGGGACGCCTCGTACTCCACCGTGTCGAGCGACCTTGTGAGGTCCCCCATGGTTGTGCACCAGAACTGCCGGCAGAATGTCCGATTCCCTTCCAGCCTCTTGTCTTCGCCGTCCTGCGTGACCTGCACAGTTATCAGTACCTTGCTCACGATGCCCTCCTTGTTCTGATCGCGTACTCGTCCACCACCTCGACCGCCTCGGCCAGCTCGGTCGGGAGGTCGGCGCCGTCCGCCATGTAGTTCTTCACCAGCGCGTTGAGCTGCGTCCAGTGGTAGTCCACCTTCACCAACTCCTCGTGCCCCGTGTTCCGCAGCGCCTCGATGACCCGCTCCTTGCCGTCGCGTGGCCGCACCTTGGGCTTCGTCTCGAGGTACACCGTCAGCCCACCCACCCGGATGTGCTGGATGCCCTGCGCCATGAAGTGCTCCTGCAGCGGCTCCTGCAGCGCGGTGAGTTGCTGCTTGATGCCGTCGAGTGCATCCTCGGTCGCCCTCCTGTCCTTCTCGAGGGTCACGAACTGCTCGAGCATCTCGTCTGGGGTCATGCCTTCCCTCCGATCTGGGGCTTGATCTGCTCCCACGCCCGCCACTTGGCCTCGATGTCGTCGTCGTCGGTGAGCGTCCGCATCCCCTCCCAGAACCAGTCCGCGTTGTGGAAGTCCGGCCGGATGCCGCGCAGCCAGGTGTAGATGGTGAACGGGGAGCGTCCGAAGTGGGACGCCACCTGTACCTGGCTCACCTCGTGCTCCACCATCCACCGCTTCAGCGGGTTCGCCTCGACCCATTCGTCCCACGTCATACTTCACCTCTCTTGATCGCGTCCATGATCTCGTCCACCGCTTCGCGCTTCGCGTCCAGGGCGCTGTAGACTTGTCGGTCCACCGTGCCCTTGGCGATCAGGTTGACGTAGGTCACCGCCCTGGTCTGCCCGCCCCGGTGCACCCGCGCCTTGGCCTGCTCGTAGTCGGCCAGTGAGAATCCGACCGAGTAGAAGATGCAGTACCGGGCGGCGATCAGGTTGACGCCCAGCCCGCCCGCTTGGATCTGCACGCCGAGCACCTTGATGCCCTCGGGCAGCTTGCCGGCGACGAGGTCGTTCTGCACCCCTGACAACTCGCCCCAGGCGCGGCCCAGCTTCTCGGCCACGTAATGCACACTCTCCAGGTCCCTGCGGAACCGGCAGAACACCACCACGGGCTCGCTCGGGTCGATGCCCTCGAGCACCTCGTGCAGCAGGTCACGCTTGTGGTCGCCCAGCCACTGCTCGCCGTGGCCTTCGACGCCCACGAAACCGCTCGTGATCTGCTGCAGGCGGAGCAGGCGGGTGAGCGCATTGGCCGCAGTCACCACGCCGCTCTGCACGTCTGCCACAAACTCGTTCTTCACGTCCCTGTACACCCGAGCGGCCTCGCTGTCCGGCTCGAGCGTGCAGTAGCGGTCGATGCACATGGTACTTGGCAAATCTAGCACAGACTTGTCCACACGGAAAGTGATCGCGTCCATGCGGAGCTTGAACTCGTCCTGGCGCAGCCACTCCACGATCTCGTACTTCCCGTACCCGCCCATGCGGCAGTACCTCGCCTTGAACTTGGTGAAGTTGGAGCCGAACAGCGCCGGGTCGAGGAAGCGGAACTGCCCGAACACGTCGAGCTGGTTGTTCGGCAGCGGGGTGCCGGAGAGGCAGAGCCTGCGCCTCGCGGAGTGGTGCAAGCGCGACGCCCAGCGGCTGATCTGCGTGGAGTTTCCCTTCACCTTGTGACAGTTATGAACTAGGAGTCCGTTGGCGAAGTAATTGCCTGTGACAGTTTCAAAATTGAAGACGCGACGGCTGGTGTCACATGCTCGTTCCGCACCCGGATCACCATCCATCCCTGGTTGGCTAGGAAGAGATCCTTCCGCCTGTCTGCTTCCATGATCTTCTTCGCTTGGTGCCCTGTCCCATCCACCTCGATTGCTACCTTGGCTGTCGGGTTGGCGATGTCGATCTTGTAGTGGTGAGGCACCATGCCGGTCCTCAAAACGTACTCCAGTGACCATCCTGCCCCCAACATAGAGAACAGTTTCTGCTGTTGCTGGGCGATGGGCTTGCCATTCCCGCCGTTCAGATGCTCGAACCCCCTGGCCGCTGCTGCTTCCTGCGCTTTCTGGATCACCGCTGGATCTCGGAGCGGGTTGGTTGGACCCTCGAGATAGGCGCGGAGTTTTTCCTGCACGGACGGATCTTGCCGCAGGAGTTGCATCCTCTTCGACTGCGCTTCTCGAAGTTCCGGGCTCGCTTCCCACATGGCTCTGGTGCGGCAACTCTTCGAGCAGAACCTCCTCGAAGGATTGTCCTGAAGGACCGTCTCTCCGCAGTATTCGCACGTGATCGGATGGCACCGTTTGTGAGGCATCGACGTACCCCCTTCGTGTCCAGATCGGGTGGTTGCCAGTCGCCTTGATTGGTCCCACTTCAACCAATGGTGCCATTGTATCACGCGCCCAGGTATTCAGCACAGTTGTTTTGACGATTTGATCTCCGTCCATCCCGAGTACAACGTCCCCAACGGTCACCCCTTCGATCGGCTTCTGACCATTTTGGGTGGCGATCTGTGTGCCGGCTGGCAGGCACTCGTCGAGGATCACCATGTCCCAGGTCTGCTTCAGCAGCCACTCACCCAGCCCCCCTCTCCAGGCCGACTCATAGTTGACAAGAACTACGAGCGGCCTGGACTCGGCCCGTGCCAGCCCCTGCTGCCGCTGTGCTTCCTTGGCCTTGCCCTCGGTAGTCGGCTTGGTCAGGACGCAGACGTGGGGCATCCTGGTGGGGCTGCAGTGGGTTCTGAACTCGTCCACCCACACGTCGAGTACGGAGAGTGGGGAGATGATCAGGGTCTGCTGAGCCTCAGTCTCGAGGATCTCGTTGATCGCCACCAGTGTCTTGCCTGTGCCCATGTCCAGCGCGAGGTAGGCGGCAACCATCGGAGCGATGAAATGGGATGCACGCCGCTGGTGTGCCCAAGGTTCAGTCTCTGTATCCCACTTGTCCGAGGGGATGGGAGTCTCTTCGCTCTTCCACTTCTTAGCGTGCATGATGGCATCGAACTGGCGGAGGATCATGGTCGCTTCATTGCTCAGATCGCAGGCAATGCCCTTCCGCTCTGCAATCCCCACAACCGCCCTCGCCGCGAACGGCGACCTCGGGTACTCCCAGCACATCAGGCCCTTGTTCCAGCGAGCGCCGGGGATCGCCCCAAAACGGGCCGAGTGCACCGCATCGGACCCGGTCAGGCACAGGCGGTCAGGAAGGCAGACGAGTCGCATCAGTCGCGCCTCCCCGGCCAGTAGTAGTTCCAGCCGCCGAAGAGCAGAACCAGCAGAACGATGATGAGCAATGCCGTCGTGGTGTTCATGGTTCACTCCCTTTCGTGTTGCTCTCCGTTGAAGATGGCTTCACCTCACCGTCCAATCCTCGTCGTACGTGCAGAAGCAAATTGGTTCGTCGTGGTCGTTGTACGCACCACAGAGCCGACACTGCCAGCGAGCAAATAGGCGCCTTTCCTCCTCCTCGATATGGGCGGCAAGCTGCCGACCCTCGTCGCTGTCAGGGTTCAACCCGGCGTCAATCACCATCTCTCGGTAGCTCATGACTTCACCTTACCGTGGCAGGTCGGGCACGGCTTCACCTCACCGACCAGAACACTGAGAATCTCCTGTGCTGCCACGCGGAAACCGTAAGCGTCATCGTTCTCGTAACCATCCACGTCCGTGATGATGTCAAGGCACCTCTCCCGCCCCGCATCCAGCACCGTTTGCAGATTGTGAATCTCCGTGTTTCGCTCCATCGCCGTCAGTACGGAACGGTCACGCTCCGCTTGCAGGCGGGCGATGGTGGCGTCACGCTCGCACATCGGGCACGGTGCGTGCCTCCACAATTCCCCCTGATGCCGTGGGCAGTCTCCAAGGAGCGGAATGGCCGTCTTGTTGCCGAGCAACTCATCGTGCATCGCCGCCTCAATGCCATCCCACGGAGGCTGCTGTTGGTCCTTCATGGCTTCACCTCACCGGCCGTCCTAGCGAACGCATTCCACGCCTTCGCAACGCGCTCCTTGTTCCACCGATGGTTGCCCTCTGCCTGTGCCAGTCGGTAGTTGCACGCCTCGACGTACTTCTCCATCAGTTGATGCATCGCGCCGGGGCAGCACCGGATCTCCACCGTGTGGCAAGTCGCGTTGCTACCAATCCCCTTCCCGCGCCACGCTGAGATTGTGGCGACTACGCTGTTGCCGCTGTCAAACCGCACCGCCTCGATTTTGGCACCTCGGAATTTGAAGTTGCTCATGGCTTCACCTCACCGTCCTCCGGCTTCGCACCAAGGACTGTGCGGGCCTGCTGGATCAGAGCGACCCACTCCCCGGACAGTTCAAGGATGCTCCTCACGTCAGCGAGCGCGGCAACCCGACGCACCACCGATTGCAGGCGCTCCCACTCCTCCCACGGCATCAGACAATGTTCGCCGTCGCAAGCCTCTATCCACTGTCCGCACTTCGGCCCGCCCCCATCATGGTCAAAAAACACCTTGACTCTGGTGTCACTCATGGCTTCACCACACCGTCCAGAGAGCGGAGGATCTTCCGAGCCGTTTCTCCGCACCCCCGCACATACTCCAGATTGGATATCCACGGGTGTCGTCGAGCGTCTTGCGGCACCTCTTCAGCGCCGCGTCCAGCACCCCTTGCAGGCGCTCGATCTCCTCGGGGATGCTGCGTCCGGTGTACTCGGTGATCCCCAGGGCTTCCCAGGAACGAGCACAGCAGCAGTCTTTGCAATGCACGGATCGCGGGCGCTCGATCTCGTCAGCCCTCACGTACTTCACGTCGTCGTCACTGATCTGGTCAGCACACCACGTCACGTCGGAGGGCTCCGGGCGATACCACTGGAGATAGATGATTAGTGGTGCGTCGCTCATGGCTTCACCTTATCCAGGGCGGCGTCAAGGTCAGCCAATGCACGATCAATGTCGGAGGGAGACGCCGCGCTCCTCAATCTCCGCGCCGCGTCCAGCGCCGCCTGCAGGCGCTCATGGCCGGGGTGGCAATGCTCATCCTCTCCGGTCACGTGGTCTCCGTTGGCCGTGCATACAGGGATCAGTTCACCCCCAGTGTCCAGGAGCGTGTAGCTCGGGCAGTCCGGGGAACAGGTGCCGTTGGCATTTGGCTTGATCTCACTCATGGCTCACCCCACGCGGCGAGCGTGCCGCTCTCGAATCCGTCAGCGAACACCACGTGGAACCTCCAGACGCACTCGCTCGGGTGACCCTCGGCGCGGATCACGGCGAGGCCGTCGTCATCGAAGTGCAGCGGCCCAAACTTCTTGACGTAGGGGACGCCAGGGGTCGCCTGGTGTGCGTACTGCACCCGCACGGAGATCAGGTCGTTGCCCTTGAACACCGGAGTCTCGCAGACGGCCGGCCAGGTGGGCGCCGGGGTGACGGTCGGAGTCATCGTGATCGTCGGCGTCCGTGTCCTGGTGGGCGTGCGCGTGACTGTCCGTGTCCTGGTGGCGGTCGGTGTTGTCCAGATGGAGGTCGGTGTCTGCTGCGCCTCGACCGGCGTGGAAAACAGGAGGACCGGAAGGGCACCAATGATGGCGATCGAACCAATAGCCCGTGAGAAAGAACGCATCCTTCCGGCCCTCCTTACTTGGTCACTATCTTGTGCCGATGGATGACCAGCGGCTTGTTGGGCAGCAGCCCAGCGTCCCGCCGCGCCGCGTAGAACACCTTCCCGCACTTCGGGCAGCGCCCGATCCACACGTGCCCTGAGAACTCCGCACTCGTGTACAGCCGGTGGTAGCACGTGATGGTCGTGAGGTTGCCGCCGTCCCCGAACCTCGGCGTCTGCCCGCATGGGCACATGACACGGCACTCAGGCTGCGGCGCCGCCGGCAGCGGGAAGCGCGTCACCATGCCGGGTTCGAACAGCAGCATGGAGAGCAGCACGGAGGCGTCAGGGGTGGTCATTACATCCTCCTAGCCAAGCCCAACTCCGCCCTAGTTTGATGTTTCTGACACACCGTCTACTCACCTGGAACGCTCCTGCTATTTCCCTCTCAGAAGACCCCTCTACTAGACGCTCACGAATGGATCTCACATCGGATTGAGTCAGCTTCGCACAAGGATGGTCCTCTCCCCTCCTTCTAGTCAGTCTGCCCTTCTTCACGGCGTCTCTTATATTCTCTGAGTTAGTCCCGATGAACAAGTGCTGCGGGTTGCAGCACGGGCGTTGATCGCAAGTGTGGCAGCAAAATAGGCCATCTGGTATTTCACCGTAGGCCAGTTTCCAAGCCACGCGATGCGCGTTCACCATTGTCCGGCCAACCCAGAACGCTCCGTAGCCACTTGCGAGTCTCCCAGCTCTCCAGAACCAGCATTCTTCGGGTCCACGAATGTCAACCTTCGACCAGAAGCGTTCTTTAATGTCCGTCATTGTGCATCTCATAATACCAATCGGTTGCCCACCGCCATCCTTCCTGCGTGAAGGCGTACACCGGGCACTCGGGCTTGTGCACTGCGGTCGACAGCGTCTCCGTGACGTTGGCGTTGGTCGAGCACGTGCAGCGCGGGCGCCGATGCTCGTGCTTGTCGAACCACTCCAGCGCGAAGCCCAGGATGGTCGCAGGGTCGTAGGACAAGGCCATCACCACCTCCGGCCCCAGCAGTAACCGACCAGCAGCCCCACGATGAAGATGATTGCCGTCGCCATCAGCCGCCCCAGAGCAGCCACCTCAGCCGCTGACCAAAAGTCATGCGGCGGTGGTCATCGAATGCGATACGCAGGTCGGTCAGATGGTGCGACTCGCCATCGAGGTGGCGCTCTGCCGCCTCTATGCTGCGACGTAGGTACTCCGTCTGCTTCTCCAAGAATTCAACCCTCACCTCAAGGGCTGGGATGCTCCCATTCTCGAGGTGGTCAACCCGCTGCAGCGTCGTCGCCCGCACTTCGGTGTTCTTCTTGGTCATTTCTCCTCCCCTGTCTGTTGCGTCCAGCTGCCGACGTGGACGGGCGCCGGCTTGTCGGGCACAGCTCGCCACGGCAGGTGGTTGGCCTCCTTAGAGCCGAGCTGCTCGACGAGGGCCTTGGCAGCGATCAGCGTCTCGCCGCCCCAGTCGTCCCAGTAGGCTTCGACGACCTTCTCGATGGCCTCCCAGATTCCCATGTCGACGGCCACGGCGTCGATGTGCTGGCCGTCACCCTTGGCCGTGACCCAGACCTCAGCGTCGAACAGGCCGAGCGGCGTCTTGCTGATGAGGATGATGCGGTTCACTGGTTCCCCCTTGGTACCACGCGCATTGACCGCTCCTCAGTTGGCAGCGAGATCTTCAGGTCGTCAACCGTCCACTTCCCAGTAGGCGTCACCCGCCCGTGCGTCTTGCACGCTGCCACCACGTACAGGACCTGGTCGTTCATGTCGAGCTGGGCCTCCAGCAGCTTCACGTACCGCCGGCACACCGGGCACTGGAAGGGATGGCGCTGGCCGTTCCACTTGCGGCTGAGCCGACTCCGCAGCTCCTGGTTCTCCACCAGCAGCTCGCTGACCCGTAGCGTCTCCGAGTCCAGGAATTCGGTCAGTTGGCTGATACGCGCCCGCAGCATCTCAACCTCAGTCCGGCTAGGCACTGGACACCTCCACAGTTTCCTCCTGGTCAGGGTAGGAGATCGTCGCCCGCAGCGTCGAGGCGTCCACGCAGTGGATCGGCAGACCGGCCATGCCCACCACCTTGATGCGCGTGCGACCAAAGTCCAGGACCTCGGTCCACTCAGGCAGATTGAACCGCCCGTGCTTGCCGAGCGAGAACTCCCCCTGCGCCTCGAGCCGCCCGAGGAGCATCCCCACGGCATCCCAGTGCTTGTGCATCACCTTCAGGTCCTTCAGAGCGTTCGCACCAGTGAAGAAATAGCTGTTCCGCATCTCAACCCTCCTTGTGCATGAGTCCCATGAGCATCTGTTCAAGCCGTTTATTTTGTGCGGCCCTGGCTGCGGCCCAGGCTGCGGCCCAGGCTGCGTCCCTGGCTGCGGCCCTGGCTGCGTCCCTGGCTGCGGCCCAGGCTGCGGCCCTGGCTGCGGCCCCGGCTGCGGCCCTGGCTGCGGCCCTGGCTGCGGCCCCGGCTGCGGCCCCGGCTGCGGCCCCGGCTGCGTCCCAGGCTGCGGCAAGCTCTCTCTGGGTGGCCCTGCCACGCGCATACCGTTCCGCCACCTCGACCGCATGGCGCGATCTCTCATCCGTCAGCAGATCCCAGACCACATGGCCGTCTGGTAGCAGCGTGTTACGCACGCACCAACACGCGAACAGCCGAAGTCTCTTGTCGGCGTCTGCCATCCAAAGCACCGTGCGGCGAGAAGCCACGCACTTGTCATCGCCATGGAGAATCCGGCCACCCAAGCGCACCCGGCAGACGATTGGACCAGGGGCGTAGGAGAGTGCATCCAACGGGCGCACTGATGCGTGCAACCCGTACTTGCACATCTCCAACTTCTCGGGATCGCGCCGTAGCGTTTGACCGGGGCGCACAAGCACCGGACGATCACCAAACTGCAGGTGCTTGTTTCTGGGTAGAAAATGCCACGCCAACACGGACTCGCTCATGGCTTCACCTCACCCAAGGTGCGGAGCCTGAGAATGGACAGCTCGTCGAGCGCCGCCTCGATCGCCTTTGCGGCAGCCACCGCCCCGGAATCTCCGCTCATGCTGGCTACGTTGAGCAGATACCACAGATCCTCTTTCAGCTTGTCGATGGACTCGCTCATGGCTTCACCTCACCGTTGACGACCACAACCGGCGGCGTGCGGAGCGGCAGGATCTTGTTCCAGAGCGCGGCGGGAATCTCCACGATGTAGTATTCACCCTCTTGCTCATACTCCGACTCGGGGCAGTTCACCACCTCGCGCAGCAGGCCGCGCAGCGTGTCGATCTCGCAGTCTCTGCAGAAGGGCACGCCCTCGCTGCGGTGCACCGCCTTGCTCTCGTGTTGCTTGCATGGCTGGTGTTCTGTCATTGACCCTCCCTACTGTTGGCAAATCTAGGTTATTCGAAACGGCCTGTCAAGCCTATGACCGAATCTGTTGTTGGTCATCCAGTTGATGACCGTCCGCTCTGTTACACTGTTGCCTGTGCTCGAGTCGGCCATCGTTCGCACCATCCTCCGCAAGCTGAACGCCCTCCCTGGATGCTACGCCCGTAAGATGCACGGCGGCCCCTACTCGGCGGGCCTCCCTGACGTTTTCTGCTGTTACCAAGGCCACCTCCTGGCCCTCGAAGTCAAGCGTCCTGGGGGCCGCCTGACGGCCTTGCAAGCGGCCGAGCTGGACCGCTGGCGGGCAGCCGGCGCGACCGCTGCCGTGGTCACGAGCTGGGCGGACGTGGAGCGGGTGCTCGCCCTTCAGCCACCGCCGCTCCGATGAACTCGTGCGCCGCGTCGTAGTCCTCGTCCGTGCAGGGGTCGTAGGAGCTTCCCGGTATGTTGAAGTCATTGGGGATGCGGAGCCCTTTGGCCGAGAAATACTCCCGGCACAATGGCAACCACTCAGGATCGAACATGCACTCCGGCGGTTTCTCCACCCGGTGCACTCCGTCGTAGTGGTAGATCCGATATGGCGTGTTGCAGAAACAGCACGCCGCAATACCGTGCGTGTCGGTCCATCGCACAGTGAACGCTTTTCCGCAGACTAGACATGATTCCATCATGCCCTCCCTCCATCCGGTCGTACTGTTAGTGATAGGGCAGGATACCGGCGGCCATTCACTGACCGCCGGTACTGTTGCAGGTGGGCTATGGTGACGGGGCGGCCGGCGCCCAGGTCCGGCCGCTGTAGGGGTGGGGCGACATGAGCCCGCACCCATGCGGGCTCTGGTAGGCGCAGTCTTACTCAACGTCGAGCCCAAGGTGCATAACGAGGTAATCGTAGAGCCCTTCCGCCATGCCGTGGTCAACACACAATCGGTCCCGGCCCATCCACTGCCACGATTCCGTCTCCAGCTCGTCATGCATGATCCGCCGCACCTCGGGAGTCTGCGCCTCGAACACTATCACTGATCCGTGATTCTCTACCTTCACGTCGCACATCGTTCTGCCCTCCCTCGCCCGATGTGGGCACAGCGTACCGCCCGCTACAGGTGCAGGCGGTGAGTGTGCCTACTCAGGCTCAGGCTCCGTCTCCAGCTCGAGCACGGCGACCCGTACCGCGTCGTCCATGCACGTATTGACCATCGTTGCCCGCTTCCGCATGCGATCCCACTCACGGATGGGAAGCGTCACTTCGGCCGCGTCAAAGATTTCCGGCCAGCGCATGTCGAGCACCGCCCGCGAATTGCTATCGTGCGGCGTGCTCACCAGCAGACTGCGGCCGGTGAGCGTGCTCGTGTACCGTGTCAGCCAGTATCGGTTGCCGTTCACGTCCATCTTTGAAACGTAGTGAACGAGAATGAATCGGATCATGGTCAACCTCCAGTCAGTGAGAACACCAGGAATAGGAAACCATAGGCCAACGCCACCACGGCGCAGGCGGCAAGCAACACAGCACAGCGGTCACGCATGGGGATACCCTCTCTCCACATTCTCCGGGTCCGTCCACGTGATGAAGTGGTCGGGGATACCATGGTCCCCGTGGATCGCGGCGAGACGGTCCATCATCGTATCCTCGAAGGCGTCATACTTGGCGCCACTCGCATTGACGCTTGCCATTGCGCACAACTCAATCTCGAGCGTGGAATCACTGAGATGCTGCGCCTGCTTCACCGCCGCGCCGTACACTGCCAGATAACCACTGTCCCGCTTCATTTCATAGCCTCCAGCCCCGGTAGTGCGTTGATAGTCGGATTCCATGACGTTAATATAAGGTGTCCGCGTTAGCATGTCAAGGGGTTGAGTCGGAATTTCTCGGGATATCTCGGATGGGCGCCGAGGGAGCCGGTGAGACTACCTGAGACCAGGGGCCATATTTCTGGCATATCTCCGAGGAGAGATGGGAGAGCGCACAAATGCGAACGGCGATCAATTCAAGAGATGATACGGCAAAATGGGGTTGTTGAGTGCACTTCTCATCTCTGGCACAGTCTGCAATATCTCTATTGAGACACGCTGAGACGATGCAATGGTGGCAAGGGGTTTTCGCCATTTTGCGCAATATTGCTTATTTTGCAGGGTGCAGTATACTCCATAGGGTACATTAGGCGTAAGTGATATCTGGTTGAGACGGGTTATTTCTCTTTCTGATTATATCGATATATATTCATAACTATATATTACTTACATCTAGCTACCTTTTCTCAGTTAAGTATGCTTACCTTGGTACAAGTGGAGCGATAGAGGCTCGGAGATATCAGCAATATCTGAGACACACTGCGGCATGCTGGTATGCTGCGACGCGGCAATGCCCGCAGCCTCTAGGATGCGTCCACACTGGTACCCTCACCGCGCTATGCTCAAGCTGCTATGACGCAGCACGCGTCACGCTGCGCGGCAAGGCGGCGAGGATACGACGCGACCTAAGGCACCCCCTCCCTGCCGCGCCGGCTCACCGCAGCACGGCCGCTGACCCAGATGCCCCCCACCCGCGCTGCCCAACGCACCAAGGGGCTTGGATGGATTCCTACACTCCCCTGCTGCTCTGCTCCTACCTCCCCTAGATTTGCCAATCCCGCCGCTTGACTTCACCACCCCATCGACATATCCTCTTCCTATGGCACAGCGTGCCCCGCTGGTTGTTGTACCCCCTGACACTGACAAGTTGACCCCCCGTCTTCGCAGCCTGGTGGCTTTGCGCGATGAGCCATGCGAGTTGGGGTGGGGGCTGCAGTGCTTGAGAGATGGTGGTAGTGAGGCTGCTGCAGCTCTCAAGAGTGGCATGACGGTGCATGAGTGGCAGCAGGTGAAGAGGTGGGGAGCGGCTGGTCATCCGGCGTTCACACGGTTCTACGGCGAGTACCTTTTTGCGAAGGGCTGCGCGCTGGAGCAAGTCCAGCACGCGGTGCACAAGCGTGCTCTGGACGAGAGTCAGTTGGCATACGCCGGTCAGTTGGCATACGCTCGAGCGGCTGAGGAGATCATCTTGGATGGACGCATAGGTGGGGAGCGCGGAGCCGCAACCAATCAGACGCAGGTGAACGTGGTGATCAACAAGGACTTTGATGGCTGACCTGGTGATCCCGCACCTGGGGTTCAAGCCGCGCGGGTATCAGCGGCCGTGCTGGGACGCGCTGCTGAAGGATGGGAAGAAGCGGGCTGCGCTGTGCTGGCATCGGCGGGCTGGCAAGGATCTGCTGATGCTGAACATCGCGCAGATTTTCATGCTGGAGCGGTCGTGTCTGGTGTGGCACCTCTTGCCGCAGTTCAACCAGGCGCGGCGGGTGGTGTGGAACGGCATGACGAGTGAGGGACACGGCTTCCTGGACTATTTCCACCCGGAGTTGATCGAGAAGCGGCGGGACGATCAGATGCTGCTGCAGTTCAAGAAGGAGCACGGGGGGAGCATCTACCAGTGCGTGGGATCGGACCAGCCGGACAAGCTGATGGGGGCGAACCCGGCGCTGGTGATCTTCTCGGAGTATGCGCTGGCGGACCCGCAGTGCTGGGACTACATCCGGCCGATCTTGAACGAGAACGACGGCACGGCGGCGTTCATCAGCACGCCGCGAGGCTACAACCACTTCTACGACGTGATGGCGCAGGCGCGGGAGAGCGAGACGTGGTTCAGTGAGACTCTCACGGTGGACGACACGCGGCGTGCTGACGGCACCCCGGTGGTGACGGAAGCTCTGATCGCTGAGGATCGGCGGAGCGGGATGCCGGACGAGCTGATCCGGCAGGAGTATTACTGCGATTTCAGTGCGCCCCTCACAGGGGCGTACTGGGGGCGGGAGCTGGACGAGGCGGAGAGAGAAGGTCGCATTGGCGACGTTCTCTGGCGGCGGGAGTACCCGGTGCACACGTCGTGGGACCTCGGGATGCGGGACGCGACGGCGATATGGTTCTACCAGGTGGTGGACAGCTACGTGCACTGGATCGACTTCTACGCGAGCAGCGGGGAGGGTCTGGATCACTACGTGAAGGTGCTCCAGACCAAGCCCTACGTGTACAAGGAGCACTGGGCGCCGCACGACATCAAGGTGCGGGAGCTTGGGACGGGCACGAGCCGCTGGCAGACGGCTGCTGACCTCGGGGTGTTCTTCCGCATCGTGCCGAGGTTGAGCGTCGACGAAGGGGTGCAGGCGGCGCGGCTGGTGATCCCGAGGAGCCGATTTGACAAGACGAAGTGTGCGGACGGCGTGAAGGCGCTGCGGCACTACCGGAAGGAATGGGACACGCACAACCGACTGTGGAGTGCGAAGCCGGTGCACGACTGGACATCACACCCGGCGGACGCCTTCCGGTATGCGTGCATGACGGTGCCACGTGGGCGGGTCCGCGTGCCGGAGCCCACGGTGTGGAACATCGACGAGACGTTCGGGCAGGCGCTGGAGCGAAACGACGGCATCGTGAAAGATCGTCGTTCCTCTGAGCAGATGCAGTGGAAGGGCATATAATCATAATCGGAGGACGACGATGGCAACAGACCTGTACTTCTTCATCGACATCAGCGCGGACGACAACCTGTCGGAGGCCGTGGACAAGCGTTTCATGGATCTCTGCGGGCTGATCATCCCAACCATGACGAGTACCGCCGTCACCTTTCTGGGGTCACAGGATGGGGTGAACTTCTACCCCGTCTGGTGGGACGGAGCCGCGTTGTCGATCACCGTCACCTCTGGGGTGGTCACCATGCTCGACCCCCTCTGGTTCTCAGGCGTGAACTACCTGAAGATTGGGACGGGCTCCGGTGAGGCTGCTGACCGCACCATCTACCCGATCTGGAGAGCGTTCTAACAGCATCACCAGGCGCATGAAGGAGTAGAAAATGGCGAATCAGGATTTCACGACCGGGACGGAACAGAACCTTCTGGATTGGTACTTCACCGCTGGCGCTGCGCCGACCAGACCGACTGCTTGGTGGCTTGGGCTTTTCTCGGTGCTCCCTACCGCCAATGCCGGAACGGGTGGGACTGAGTTGACTGGGGCTGGTGGCTATGCTCGGCAGGCCGTGACCTTCGTGCGGACGGATCGAACGCTCAACCCGGACGCGGTCGTCACCTTCGGGCCGGCCAGTGGAGCTGACTGGGCCGAGGCCGTGGGCTTTGGGATTTTCTCAGCTGAGACGGCGGGGACTCTCTACGCCTTCAAGGCGCTGACGACTCCGAGGGTTGTCGCAGTAGGGGAAACCTCAAGTTTCGCCACGGCAGCCCTGTCGATCACGCAGGACTAGGTGGGGGTGTCGAATCATGGCAACCACAGCCTCCCTCGAGAAGCGCCTGATCGCCCTTGAGGCCCTGATGAAGGAAGTCATCCGCTCCACTGAGATCGCGACCAGAGCCTACGCGGAGAACCGCGAGCCGTTCACTCGGCAGGTCGCCACGACCAGAGCGGAGATTCGGGCGCGATTCGACGGGCTCGACAAGCGCCTGATGAAGCTCGAAGGGAGAGAGTGATGCCAACTTCGATGAAAACGGTCGAATTTTGGGCAGAGACGGCGGACTGCACCGACGCCACCGACACGAACCAGCCGCAGATCACGGTCTACCTGCCGGAGTCATCCATCGTCTTCAAGAGCGTGATCCTCGAGACAGTGTTCCACGACCGGAACACGACGCTCGGGAACTACACGCGCCGGCAGTTGTCCCTCCAACTCGGAGCCGTAGGGTACTCGACGGTCGACAACACCAACACGATCACCAATGGTGGTGAGCAGCAGACGCTGATTGCGACCGGAGACTTCACTGCGTACTTCACAACGAACTGGACTGGAACGTCAATGACGTGCGATGTGCGGTTCTTGGGCGACCTGGATACAGCTACCCCACTCGATCCGTCGCATGTCAACCTCTCGACGCGGCTCATCATCACCTACGAATATGACGACACCAGCACCACCCAGATCAAGACCGTGCGTATCCCGCTCAACTGCCCAGTTGGAGCGATGGGTACTTCCAAGCCGGGTACGGCGAACGACACCATCCCGGCACTTGACACAGAACTGCCAGAGGCAAGCAAGGTGTACAGGCAGCAGGTCATCGTGGCGCAGGGGAACGACGCCGGGTCCACGACCGATCTGGTGCTCAACATGCAGGTCGACACTGACACCGCGTTTGCCAGCTACGCTTACGAGCATGGTTCGTCCTGCAACATGTTTATCCGAGTGAATGACACCGTGACGTTCACCACGAACGCGACCCACGGCTTCTATATCTGGGGTTCGGCGGTGAACTTCAACCATTTCCAGGCGTGGTTGGTCGTAACCTACGAGTTCAACGCAAGCACCAGCACCACAATCTACAACTCGGTCATGTTGCCATTCGATCTCCTCGGCGTCATGGGTGGAGAAACCGCGTCCGACTACCAGAGAGCTTCCGCGACGTTATGGATTGAGGAACCGACCACCATCACAACGAAGTCAATGGCCGCTTACTTCTTCTGGACGCAGGTGGGGACCATTGCCGATTTGTACTGCCGTCTTGGGACGGGATCGTTTGTCGCGTACACAAATATTGGGATTGTAAATGCGGGCTCAAATGCCTGTATGGTCCGAAACGACGCAGCTTTCACGCTTGCGAGGGGCAAGAACACTCTCACGGCGGACATCTACCGCACAGACACGGTCGATCTTGGGGCGCAACTCTGCGGGTACGTGCTTGTCAACTACACCAGTGGGAAGGCGGCCGGAGGTGTTGGTAGCCACAACCGGACTGTGATCTGGCCCATAATCACAACTGGGACCGCCGCTCTTGCACAGCAATTCGTGACTGCTGCTACCGCAGTCACTATTCCAGAGACAGCCTTCTTCATCTCCTCCATCGGTCAGTCAACGACATTTATCCCCATCGTTGCTACTGCAATTCAAACGCCACCGGCAATACTGGTTGAGCGTTTGGCTGCCGAGGGTGGGGTGAAGTGGGAGCCGATGTTTCTTGGTTTCGGTACTGGAGACAGCGAGATCGGGATCTACCTCCTTCAATCAGATGCCAGTCGGTTCTTCAAGCGTTGGGCTGGTGATCCAGACACCACCCGCTTCGACATCGAAACTGCGCGGCGGTACAAGTTCGTTGGGTCAACGGTCTCAACGCAAACTAATCTTGCGTCCGTCTACGTCCTGATGACCTACCACTCGATCACGTTCACAGTGGGCGGGACGCTGAGCGCATTCAGCACTGGCACCGTGTACGTCTACCTGCTCGA